GGTCTCATCGGGCAAGGTGAGGTCAGAAAGGCGTTCGCCCTCGGACTTTGGTTACTCCCTCGGGAGAATGCCAAGTTTGTGGCGGATGTCTGGAAAGACCTCGGCTTGGACCAAATGGATAACTCGATGCTGCAACCTGCGCTAAAGGAGCTCTCAGAGGTAGCGAAGCATCATGGATCGCTTCTCTGGGACAAATGGTACTTGCTTTCTGAAGCGCACCTGTGTTTTGGAGCTCAGCCGATGACTGACAAGGTTGCGACTGAGTTCTTTGAGCAATTTCGCGAGTGGGTCTACACCCCAAAGCCGGAGGACGATGTCAACTCGCTTCGCACTAAAACGATCTTGTCTGGTCTAGAGGAGCTCAAGGCGCGCATGCCTCGATGTCCTAGGTCGCCTTCATTTGAGGAGTTCATGGCACGTCCCAGTGAGTGGTTAGCCAATGGGGCCTCTGACGCTCCAGAGCAGATACCTGGGGCCAAGAAGACCAAGACTGCATCGTTCCTGGCCGCCTCGACTGATCAGCTGAGGACTAGGTTGCTTGATTCGATGGCTCCGCGCTATCGATTGCTCGAGAAGCGGGAGCGAGGCAAGATGCGTAATTTAGTCTCCGGCGCAAACAGTCTCAACGATCAGATGTCTTTCATAGGTGTCGTTGCCGAGAAGCACATTTACGCCAACATCCCCACCAGTCTTCACTCATCCTGGGGTCTTGACAAGTGGTTAGATTGGTCGAAACTCATGTCGACGCAGCTTGGGGTCGGGCTTGATCAAAGTAAGTTCGATCATGTCCCCTCCATGCATGTGATGCAAGCTGTCGTCGATTGGATCGCCGAGTTGGGGACCGTTGGTGAGGATGAATTTCGCATCCAGGTTGGGGATGTCCTGAAGAAACGCTTTGCCATAGGGCAGATCTTGGCCGAGTTCAACGGGCGCAGAGAGTCGCTGCCGCATCTGCGTGGCGTCCTTTCGGGATGGCGCTGGACGGCATTGATTGACACCATCCTCAACGTGTGTGAGTATCTTGGTGTCATGAAAGCTCTCAAGCTTAAGCCCCAGATGGAAACAGCTGGTGTGCAGGGTGATGACTCGATGTTTTGGGTCAAGGGCTGGGCCGAAGCGTATAACATCGTGAGTGCCTATCAGGAGATACTTCCAGTGAATCCAACGAAGTTCTTCCTCGATAGGACGCGCATCGAGTACTTACGACTGGTAGGAACTCCAGATGGTCGGTTTGGTTACTTCTGGCGGAGTCTTCCTTCGCTGCTGTATGCCAACGCATGGGCAGGTGGCAAGACCACAGCGGCCTCTATCGCCGCCAAGTGGTCGCTCCAACACTCCAGAGGGGCCGATTTATCGCGAACTGTCGACGCAGCCGCCCATGATTTGGCAGGCCACTTGAGGTGTTCTCTGTCCGA